ATTTTTCTTTGAAGATTTCTAGACTAGTTGTTCCAAATGGATTTGATTTCTCAATACCCAAAGCTTTTTCCAACTGCCTAACTCTTGCAATATCTGGATCTTCATGAACCTTGCCATCAGCAAAATTCAAATCATCAAGCTCAGACTTTTTCTTATTCGTAGATTTTTTAGCCATATATATTATTATAAACTTTAAAATTAAAATTCAATAAAAAAGGGTGCTACCCTTTCGAGTAGCACCCCCATAGTGGATCTGGTTGATATTAAACGATAAGACCAACAAGCGCACGATTGTCGAGGACCATACGTCCCTCTTCAAGAGCGCCAAAGTATCCGATTTTGTTCTGACGAAGAGTATACTGATCGTCAGCTTGTAATGTGAATTCAGAACCTGTATCAGAATCAACAGCAACTGCACGAATAAGAGAATCGCGAGATCTGTCAAGACCAACAACAATCTGCTCAGAAGCTCCATTGAAAGCACCAGCGCTACCACCTGTTGCATAGTGACCGTCATAGCTAGTAGAACCAGCAACGGTATCAAAGATGGTATTGAACTTCTTGCCATCACCAAGTTCCAAGATTTCCATAATGGAAACACCAAAGAACTCAGGCAATCCAGCTTGACCGAAGACCTGATTACGAACAGAATCAGGAGCTGTGAGACCAGAGCCATCACCAGCAGCAGGATCAGATGTTAAATCAGGACCCTTAGTACCGATTGGATTGTAGGCCATGCCACGGATCTGCTCGACGATTTCAGGAGAAACGATGAGGTCAGTTAAACCTCTACGAGCTCCAGAAGGAGTTCCACCAACGAAAGAAGAATTAATTCTCTTGATCTTGGTGAACAACTTGTTTAAATCTTCGAGGACGAAACGATTAGCAGCAGCAGAACGAATAACATGATTAGCGCCACCTGTAGAAGCATTTGCTAATGCAGTCATGAGCAAGTTAGCAGAAGTTCTTTCCTGCTTCAACATAACTTCTTGAGCTACGCGAGTGAAGGACTTGCTGACGACATCTAAACGACTCTTAGCAGCGTACTTCTTATCAAAAGCAACAGCGCTATCTAAACGATAGGTTGCGATTTTGAGTTCAGAAGCAGTAGGCTGAACGATATTCTGAGGAAGACCACCAGCGACAGACTGAGAATAAACCTTGATGTAATCTTCGTCGAAAACATCATAGTATAAATCCAAAGGAATCGAAGGGTTATCTTCTGCGTTGAATTGTAAACTTGTAAATAAGTTAGAAACAGTTGGAGCGTTATTAATAACTTCGGCTAAAACAGGACCAATGAATTCAGCCAAAGCGACTTGAGCGTCATAGGCTACTTCACGATTTTTTGATGCCAAAGCTTTGATTAACTCAACCTGTTCATCTGTTCTTTTTAAAACTATCTTCATATTATTATTAAAGCCTTTCTAATTACAGTGAGGTTGGGTTCACACAATCGATTTGAACTAAAGCATATTTTCCAGTTGTAGTTCCGGCGAAGTAATCGCTTTCACCATTCTGAGAAACACGCTGACCAGTAGCTAAAACTCTTCCAACAATGGTGTAATCACCAGTGAATGGACCAGCAGCTGAAGGAGCTAAACCTGATACTTTACCAGCATTAGCAGAAACTAACAAGTGAGAGTTGACAACCATGTTGGCGTCTTCCCAGTCAATTGCTGTATCAGCTAAAGTGAACATACCGCGACTTGCGACAGGAACTGCCTGACCACTTAAACAAGCCTGTAACTCTGCAGCTTTAACAGGGTTATAGAGAAGCTTCTCACCGTTCTCGTCCTCTAAAACTGTCTGATTTAACGTAATACCAAGAACAGGAGTTCCTGCGGTAGCCGCTGTGAAAGTTAAAGGAACAGAAGGATACTGAGCAGCTCCAATAAATGGATAATCAGTTTTGCCTAAATAACCGTTTGTAGCATAAGTAATAGGATCTTGATCCAAATTACCGGCTGAAACTTTTACGAATACACCAGCTGAACCATTACCATTTGTAGATGGATTGGTATCAGCAGTGTCGCTTGCAAACAAGTTAATGACATCTTGCTCGCTGTACTGTCTGAATGGATATAATCTTAGTGCCATAACCTTTAAAAGTTAATTGTTATATTTTCTTTTGAAAAAGCCTTACTTAATCTATCTTTCCAAGAAACCTTCTCTTCAGTAGGCTCGATATTCTGAGCAGGTAAAGAAGCTTCTTCAGCCTGTGCGTTTGCTAATGCAGTTTCAACTTCAACTTCCGCAGTCTCAGTTGTTTCGACAGAAGCTTCAGCGACTTCGACTTCCTCAGTCTTCTGAATACGCTTAGCTAATTCGGCTTCTAATCTTTCTTGGAAAATCTTTTCTTGCTCGTCTTTGAATGCCTTGCTTTTGTGACGGTAAATCACAGCGGCCTTTTCTTGAAAAGAAGCAAAAGCTTCTTCTGAGCTATCTAAAGTGTTTAATTCTTCAGCTAACAACTTACGGTCAGCGTCATCAAAATCATATTCAGTATCAAGAATGCTCATTCTAGAATTGAATAATTCTTGAGCGGCTTGAGAAGAAAGAATAGATTCTAACTCGTTAATTTTAGAAAGAGCACTATCTAATTTTTCGCCGTTTTCAGCTAAAGTCTTTTTCAAGTCTTCGGCTTCTGCAATAGCAGCTGCCTTAGCTTCTTCAGCGGAAACAATTTTAGATTGAATTTCTTCGCTCTTTTCCTTGATGCTTTCAGCGATTTTTGCAGAGATGCTTGCAACTGCCTCTTCGCTGAATGATTCTTTCGTCTGCTTCTCAGCAAGGACGGTCTTTAAATCTGATAATATCTGTTCTAAATCCATAATATTAGTTTTGGTTATATTTACAGGTTGTTTTTCTTTTTGTGAAAAATTTTCGCGAATTTTTAATACTTCAGGTGTATTAATATCACCGTCTTGATTATTCGCATCGTTTTTATCCATTAAGTCTTGAGTTCCATCGTCAATAATTACGCCACTTACATTTGCCGCAGGATTGGTAGTAAAACCTATACCTAACGGATAAATTCTCCCAGTTACAAGGCGATAAACTGGAGTTCCATCATCTGTGAACCCATTTCCATCGAATCCTCGTAGATATTTTTTAAATTCATTTATTTGTTCTTTTTTCGTAATGATTTCAGCTTGATTAAGCTTATCACTACCCAAAGCGATATAATAATCATTGAATCCTATCTCCCAGCTTGCGCTTATTTTTTGGTACAAGTTTGAATCAGGATCATTAGATTCTAAAAGTGCTTCAGCAAAATCTTTATCTACAGTTTTGTAAACAACAGCAGCTAAAGCAATATTAAAAGGATCTAACGACCCTTTGACATCATCATCAGTTAAAATTTTATTCTCTCCAAAAGAGGAGAAAGCCGAATTAACGATGTGACCCACAACTTTTTGCTTTTTATGCTCTATATTAGTCGGCTTATGTATAAAATAGTTTTTAAATTCAATCGCGGTATCAGTATCAATTCCATCACCATTTTTGTTAAAAGCATTAACTACAGCACCATTAAATGCTGCTCCAATCAAATCTACATTCTTCTCTAAGTTAACTGACTTAGGTATTAAACCCTTAATAGGCTCTAACGATGCCTGAGACAACAGCAAATTATTATCGAAATTTACTGAAGCAGTGACAACATTACTGAACCGCGTTGTGTACTTATACATAATATTTATTACACTTATTTATTATTACTGTGATATAATAAAGCTGCAGCGTAAGTATTCAAATCGTGTTCTGCTGCAAGCTCTTGCACAGCTTTCATAATACCTAAACTATCAAGAGTAGAAGGATCACTTAAAACCTTCTCAGCAGTAGCACTCCAATCAGAACTATTTGACCCAATTATAATTGCTTCACTAATGCTTTCAGCCAACTTCTTCTGATCTGTGCTTAAACGTTTTTTATTATATTTTTTCTTTAATAAAGATTGCACATCGCTGTATAAATTCTTAGTTAAATCAAAAACTTCTGAAATAGCTTCTCTTGAATAAACATTTGCTTTGGTTGTTCCAATTGGGCGACCAACTTCATTAGGAACATTATTCTTAATAGGTTGAGGAGCTACATCAGCTTGTTCTTCTTCATCATCACCCGGCATAGGAGGAGTAATGCTTGGCACACCACCCACAATAGGATTATAAAATCCCTTCTTTCTTTGCTCGACAAATTTTTCTTGAGCAGCAGCAAGTTCTTCTCCAGAAGGATAAATGCCAGTTTCAATAACCTTGATTCCTTCTTCAGGAGGCAAGATTCCAAGTTCCATCATTCTGGTAACAACTCTATTAAATTGAGTTTCGTCTTTAATGGATACTTCTTCAAACTTAGCTACAGGACATTTTCCTTTAAATCCTAAATTCTTAAATATTAATTCCATTTCTGGCTGCAAGAAATCGTTTAAGAAAGCATTTCTAGCTTCTCTTAATCTTTCAAAAAATACTTGAGCTTTAACTGTAGTATTTGCAAACTTTTCAGAACCAATTAAAATATTTTGTAAACCTTCTTTAATATCTTCATTAACAACTTTATATTTTTCATATCCCAAAACTTTATTCATATCAGGGATAATAAATTCAGCTTTAGTTGTATAATCTGCAACTAACACGCGCCCAACAGATTGATTACTTAATAAAGACTGCATCGCAGAAATATTTTTATGATTGATGCCGCCCTTAGAAGGTTCAGTTCCTAAAGTGATTAAAAGAATAACATTTTCAATTGTACGACAGATCGCTTGATCTATCTTCTTCATTTCTAACTTGAAATTTATATCATCTAATACCGCAAAGCCAAATGGAACAGCAAATGGCTCGTAATCTTGTTTCTTATAAAAAGAATAAATAATATCAGTAGGATTCAATTGAATTTTTAATCCATCTTGAGCCCACTGACCATTTTTAATTTTATCTTTTGTTGTTGGGTCTAAACTCTCGAAGATAAGTTTATCTTGTTCGTTCTTAGGGTTTTGCAATCTTTCCAATTCATATTCAGAAAGCATCTTTTCATAAATAACTTGCCTCCAAGAAGAAGTTCTATTCGCAACAACATAAAAAGGATTTAATAATGTGTATTGAATAGGAATAGAATTTTTAACATCGAAAGGGGTAGGATAATTATAAATCTTTTCTATACTATCATACGATAAACCATCAGCATTAGCATACGATTTAATAATAGACTGGAAATCATCTAAAGTGAATTTGGCATTTAGTTTATAAAAAAAGATATTTCCGCTTCGATAATATTCTCTAAAATATTGATCTTTTACTTTCCAGATTTTTACATACTTCATCCATTTATAGAAGAAGTCTTTAGCTTTTGCACTGCCACCCTCTAAATTAATTTCTGCATTAGAGAACTCTGACATGATGTCAACAGCATTTCTAAATATGGCAACATTCGCATAAGCTTTTTGGCACAACTCAATCGCATCTCTAACGTTATAGCCATTGATAGACATTTCAAATGGCAATAATCCTTCTCTAATATTTGCGTATTTATTAATTTTTGGCCCCGTTGATACTCTATTTCTTCTGAGATTAGTTGATGAGTCGCCACCAGTTCTGCTGTAAGCAGCATTACTGTTAAAAGTGTAAAAAGGATCTCCAACTAATTGAGGCTCTGAAGCGTTTTTCTGAACTAAGTTCTCCAAAGATTCTGAACTATCTTCATTGCCAGAAGAAAACTGATTCCAATAATCTGATTTTTTTGTATATTTACGAGGCATATCTATATTATACTTACACAAAGTTACTTTCAAAGTGACTTTTTAACTTTTATTTTTATGCGATGAACATCGGAGTAAATGTGGCGGCGACCTCTTCTATCTCAGTATTATTCATGTCGTGGTAAATTTTTGCTAACCAATTTCCTAAAACCAAAGCAGAATAACTATCTTTTCTTGGTTTATCTGGCCCAGTCTTTCTTCTTAAATTTGGAGGTAAATCAAAACTTTGTGTGCCTTGGGCTGTTGTAGTTATTTGAATAAGTGCGCATTCAGTTTTTGTTAACAAAATCATATCAGTTAAATGCTCAACAAAATCGATCATTTTAGCTTCTTCATTTTGTTTATCTGAATCAGCCATATTAGAAAATTTCATATTTAGTATTCCTATTTTCTTTCTTGTCTGAGCTCTAAAGTTGTCATCAATAGCTCTACTGCCAAAAAATATTCTTCTATGATCAAAGTTCGCCTGAAGTAATTCATTAGCAGTTCTAATCCAACTAGAAGTAGGCTTTCTTAAAAATACATATTTATAATCTGATTTGTTGTATTCATTTTTAGCTGTTATCAGATTCTGAGGATAATCTTCAGGCTTTTCAAATTCTGTAACTATTTGTTTTAAATTTATCCCTTCAGTTTTAAACAATTCACTTTCATTGCATGAATTCATAAATTGAACACCTCCGTTATAGTCCATGCACACAGCAACAACATTGAAATTCTTCAATACATATAAGAAGTACTTAATATGATCTTTTAAAGAACTTCCTGATAAAGCGTATGAATGAACTAATGTTGAAATCTGCTTCTCACTGTTCAACTTCAAAACTTGAATAGCAAAATCATCTGAAGATTCTGTTTCAGACCACGAAGGGTCAACAGCAACTATATATTGATCTTCAGCTTTACCGACCACTTCCACAGATGGCATCTCTCCATC